AATTACAACTATAGTTCAAGGACAAGCCATATCTTTTAGAAGAATGGTTGGTAATTCCTTACGATTGGATGTTGATAACTCAGGTAGTTATACTATTATTTTTGAACAATCAGGCGTTGTAAATACAGTTAAAGTAAATGGTGGTTCTTCTAGTACAATAAAAATTAAACAAGGATCGTCTTAAATAAGTTAAAATCTTTTAAGCCAATATTTACTTTGGAGGATATATGAAAGCACTACTAAAGAACTTAGTTGGATCGGTAGCACCAACACTAGGCACAGCTTTGGGAGGACCTATGGGTGGCATGGCTGCCAATATGATTGCAGATGTATTGGGTTGTAAAAACGAACCTAAAGAAATACAAAAGGCTATAGACAACGCCACACCAGAACAAATGCTTGAACTAAAAAAAGCTGAAGCTGAATTTGAACTTAAAATGAAAGAGCTAGAGGTAGATGTATTTAAACTAGAAGTTCAAGATACACAAAATGCTAGATCAACATTTTCAAAAGATTGGACTGCTAGAATCATAGGTATATCTGTCGTTGGTGGTTTTATGGGATACATATTTTTAGTGACCATACAACCTCCAGAACAAAACTCAGAAGCTTTAATTAATCTAGTATTAGGATATTTAGGCGGTTTAGCGTCAGCTATTATTAGTTTTTACTTTGGTGCATCTAATACACCCAAGGATGATTAAAATGAATATATCAAAAGAAGGATTATCTTTAATAAAAAAGTTTGAGGGGTGCGAGCTTGAAGCATATCTTTGTCCAGCCGGAGTTTGGACTATAGGATATGGCCATACAAAAGATGTAAAAGAAGGAGACAAAATAAACAGAGACGAAGCTGACTATTTACTACAAGAAGAGATGATAGAGTATGAAAGTTACATAAATGACTTCGTTGAAGTCCCCTTGGAGCAAAATCAATTTGATGCACTTTGTTCTTGGGTTTACAACTTGGGACCTACAAACTTAAAAAACAGCACTATGCTTAAGGTATTAAACGAAGAGAAATACTCAGATGTTCCACAAGAAATAAAACGTTGGAACAAAGCCGGTGGAGAGGTTCTTGATGGGTTAATAAAAAGAAGAGAGGCTGAAGCTAAAATGTTTGCAGGAGAAGAATGGCTGTAACTAAAATACTATTTAATCCCGGCATCAACAAAGAGTTGACCGAACTTATGGATGAAGGTGGATGGGCTGATGGTAATTTAGTTAGATTTAGGAAAGGTCTACCAGAAAAAGTTGGCGGTTGGGAAAAAACAATTAGTTCTGATTATCAAGGAACAGGTAGAGCTATAACTGCTTGGGTTGCTCTTGATGCCACAAAGTATTTAGGATTAGGAACTACCACAAAATATTACATTCAATCAGGAACTAGCTTTAATGATGTTACTCCTATAAGAAAGACAAGCACTAACTCTATAACTTTTTCAGCAACGAATGGTTCATCCACTCTTACTGTAACTGATGCTAGTCATGGTGCTGTAGCTAATGATACTGTAACCATTAGCGGTGCTGTAAGTTTAGGTGGTAATGTAACTGCTGCTGTATTAAATCAAGAGTACACAATAGACAGAGTTACAGGAACAAATACATATGAATTAACAGCTAAAGACACTTCTGGTTCAACTGTCACGGCAAACTCTAGTGACAGCGGCAACGGTGGTTCAGGCGTGGATGGTGTATATCAAATAAATGTAGGTCTTGATGATTACGTATCTTCAACTGGTTGGGGTGTAGATACCTGGGGTGCTGGCGGTTTTGGATCTAGTACAGCACTTAGCGAAGTAAACCAATTAAGATTATGGTCACATGATGCTTTTGGAGAAGATTTAATAATTAATCCTAGAGCCGGAAGCATATTTTTGTGGGATGAAAGTGGAGGATTAACAAACCCAGCCGTAGATATTACCTCCCTATCTGGTGCAAATTTAGCACCAACCAAGGGATTACAGGTTTTAGTTAGTGATATTGATCGTCATGTTATTGTTTTAGGTGCAGACCCAATAGTGGGTAGTTCTAGATCTGGTTCTATAGATCCTTTATTAATAGCTTTTTCTGATCAAGAAAATATTGCTGAGTGGGAGCCAACTTCTACAAATACAGCAGGATCATTAAGATTATCAGCGGGATCTCAAATAGTTGGTGGCTTGCGATCAAGACAAGAAATACTAATATGGACTGATACTGCTTTATATAGCATGCAGTTTGTAGGCGCACCTTTTACTTTTGGAGTAAATTTAATTAACGAAAACGTAGGATTAATATCACCAAATGGTGCTGTTAATGCTCCTGATGCTGTTTATTGGATGGCTAGAGATGGTTTCTATACTTATTCTGGATCTGTAAGCAGACTAACTTGTTCAGTATTAAATTATGTTCTTGATGATTTTAATCAAAGTCAAGCATATAAAGTAATAGCATTTACTAATAGAGAGTTTAACGAAGTGGGTTGGTTCTATCCTTCAGGTTCTTCTTCTGAAAATGATAGATATGTAACTTACAATTATCTAGAGGGTGCATGGAGTATAGGGGAGCTATCACGCACAGCTTGGTTAGATGATGGAATATTTGAAAAACCAAGAGCAGCAGGAAAAGACAACTCTCTTCATTACTTATACACACATGAAGATAGTGACGATGCAGATGGATTACCAATGGACAATGTATTCATAGAGTCAGGAGACATTGACATAGAGGATGGAGAAAATTTTGGCTTCGTAAAACGTATTATTCCTGATGTTAAATTTTTTGGTAGTAATTCTAGTGGTGGTCAAATAAGTTTAGTTCTTAAGACTAGAAACTTTCCGGGAGATTCTTTAACTATAAACTCTACTAATACAGTGAACGGAAGCACACAACAAAACCACGTTAGGGCTAGATCTAGGCAAATGGTATTTAGAGCTCAATCTGACGATAGTGCAGAAGCTGGTTTAAGAACAGGATTTAGATGGAGACTTGGAGCTAATAGATTTGATATAAGGCCTGATGGTAAAAGGTAATGGCAAAACTTTTAGAAAGTAGACTACCGATAGCTTTAAATACTGTTGATTCTACAACTTTTAACCGTTTAGTTAGAATATTAGAAATCAATCTAGGACAGTTTGATCCCAACTCTACACCACAGTTTAATGATTCTGAAATTAGCACTTTAGCTTTCAATCAGGGTGATATAATATGGAATACGTCTATCGGTGTATTGCAGGTGTATACAGGCAATCGATGGATACAGTTACATACTCCTGTAGATCCACAGGGTTTTGAACTGCAATCATCATTGGGTTCTGTTACGATTACCGTAGCAGGAAATACTACAATAGTAATATAATAAGATTGACAATGAAAAGTTTATCTGAAGGAAACAAAGGTATAAAAGCCCTAGCTAAAGTAAATCCAGCTCTTGTAGAAGATAGGTTCGGATATGATGTACCCGGTTATATGGCTGGTGGTATAGCTAGTATTAACCTTGGAGACATTGAAAGATATTTAGCAAGAGACGAAGACTTTGATTATTTAAGAGATGTATTAGGCATATCGCCTGACACTGACGATGTTGCCGTTAGTCAAATACCTGAATCAGATCGTGTAGCCATGGCTTATGGTGCACCACAAGTAGGGGATGGCAGAGGTTCTTTATATCAAGCTTTGAACTATAGAAACATAGCTCCAGGACAAGATATATCAATTGATGCAAGAGATGAAACTCCTGCTGCTTATAGATTCTATCCAAGTGAAGTATCAAAAATATATTCAGAAGCAAAAGGCGTGCCTTTTTCACCTTTAGTTGCACCTCCTAAAGAAGCTACTTATGTAGATACTTTAGGTTCAAGACGTATACAAAGTCAGCTATATGCAAAAGATGGTACTTTTGTTGACGCTGAAGAATACCCAGAAAGAGATGAATTAGTTACAGGTCCTGGAGGAGAGCAAGGGGATAAAATACCAGCTATGTTAAGCGATGGTGAGTTTGTATTTAACGCAGCAGCAGTTAGAGGAATGGGTATTATGTCTGGTGCAAACCCTGAAGATGAATACGAACAAAGATTGATGGGTGCTCGTAAGATGTATGAGTTTCAAAAACAAGCCGAAGAGATGGCTAAGATGTATAAATAATGGGAATATTTAGTAGTAAAACAAAACGAGGACCAGCAGCTGAAGTAATAACTACACCTCAAACTGGTTATAGTTTTGTATCTCCATATATGGAGGACTATTCTAGAAGACTATTAGCCTCTTACTTTGGATCTCCGGGAGAATACGAAGGTTTAATATCTCAGCCTAGAGATATACCTATAGAACAAACAGCAGGACTTACACCATTACAAATACAAGCTCGTCAAAAAGCAGCTGGATTAGGTGACTTTCAAGAAAGTTTAGATAAAGCTAGAGGATTGTTCGGTAAAGAAGAAGCAACTGTAGATCAAGCTATGGGCTTCATACCTGAAGCTAGAAGGATGATAGACACAGGTGCAGAAACTGTAGCTGGTGGCATAGGTGCTTTGCGTAGGGGTGAAGAAACTGCTTTAGGCTCTGCCAGAATGTTTGATCCAGCTTCTGCATCTAGGTTTATGGATCCTTACGAGGATCAAGTAGTTCAACAAACTTTAGAAGATATTAACAGACAAGCAGCAATGGAAGACATAGGCCTTAGAGATAGAGCAATATCTCAAGGTGCTTTTGGCGGATCTAGAGGTCGTATATCGCAAGAAGAATTAGCTAGACAAGTAGGCAGAGGAGCAGCAGAAGCAGTTAGTGGAATTAGAAGCAGAGGTTTTGGTCAATCATTAGGATCTGCGCAATCAGCATTTGAATCACAACAAGCTAGACAGGCTGGACTAGGTGCAATGCAAGCAGGATTAGGCGGACAACAGGCGGCCATAGGTGC